GATCTCTGAGAGCTTGCGCCAGGGCGAATAGAGCTCATTCAGATGAAACCCGGGAATCGGGTGTTGCGGGCACTGGGCTATCCATTGCCCCTGCACGAGCATCAGCGGCCGGTCGCTGTCGCGGATCATCACACCGCAAGACGGGCAGACCAGCGCGGTTTGCGCCAAGTCCGCTTCATTGACCAGCACATTGACCCACTCCAGCACATGACGGTGGCCGCAATGGGGGCACGGCACGAAGTAGCGTCGCTGGTCCGACTGCAGCCAGGCGCGCTCGATCCGGCTGTGCCCCTTGAGGGTCGGCGTGGACACCAGCGCCACTTTCTTGCGTGCGCGGTAGGTGGCGGTGCGCTTGCGGGCCAGGTTGACCGGGTCGCCCTCTGTGCCGGCCGACGGTGGGTAGCGATCGACCTCGTCGCAGAGCAGAACCCGGATCGGGCGGCTGGACAAGCTCGCGGCGCTATTGGCCCCGGCAATCGTCAGATGCCCGCCGGGGAAATGTTTCTTGAGAATCGTGTTGCCCGAGTCTCGGCTTTTGGCGTCGCGCACCTTGCCGACCAGAGCCGGAGTGTCGCGGATCATCGGCGCCAGACGATCCTTGGAGAAGGTCTCCCCCATTTCGATGGTGGGTTGTACGACCAGGATCGGCGATGGGTCGAGATCAATGAAATAGCCAATCAAGGACTTCAGGATGAGCGTCTTGCCCACCTGCGCCGAGGACATCATGACGACCTCTTCGACCCCGGGTTCGCTGAACGCATCCATGATGCCGCGCTGATACGGAGCACGATCGCTCAGGTACTTGCCCGACTCCGCGCTGTCCTCGGGCGAGAGGTAAAGATGCGTGTCAGCCCATTGGCTCACCGTCATCGTCGGTGGTGGCCGCCACAGCGAGCGCACCCGGGTTAGCAAAGTCTGGATCATCGTCAAGGGCGGCCTCAGCAAGTTCCGACAAGGCCTCCATCACCATGTCCGTCAGCAGCCGTTCAATGGCCGACTCCTCAGATAGCGGCAGCACCAACGGGGTGGCGCGCACCGGCAGGGTCAATAATTTGGCCCGGGCGGCGGCGATCATGCTGGCCCAGGCGCGCTCTACCTCCGCAGCGGGCACCAGCACGCCCTTGAGGCGAGCGATCTCGACTTCGGTTTTTTCGGCCTGGGCACGGGCGAGGCGGGTTTTTTCAGTCAAGAGATCACCGCCGTCGCCGCTGGCTACCGCCCGCAGGTGGCGGATGTAGGCCACGACCGACGGGATGATGTCGTACTGCCCACGCGTGGCGGGCTTGGGGATCACGCCTTCCTTGGCCAGCTGCTGCACTCGGCGCGGGGTGAGATCCAGCAGCTTGGCCAGCGATTCGATGGGGGCAGTTGCCATGCAAAGTGGCTCGTGGGTAAAGGTGAAATCAAAGTGGGGCCGGCAGCGTCGACATTTCGCCCTGAAGCGAAACACCGATGCCACTCATTTCGTCTCGGCTCACGGCCAGGCCCTGTGGCGCCTTGAACTGGGCCGCGAAGCGAAACCGTAGCGCGGCCTGTGCCTGCGCAAATCACGCGGGTCCGCCGCCCCGCACTGGCCAAGGTCACCAGGGTCCCCGGCGATGAAATAGCGAAGCGTTGCGAGCCACTGCCCGTCCCTGCGTGGGATTGATGCGACAGGGGCCAGATTCAACTTGGCTTCTTCCGGAAATGAAGCGTTCATACGGTCATCGCAATCAACCGGAGCCCACACCATGACCCACCCGACGCTCGATCACATCGCCCAAACCATCCTCGGGCTTGAAACCCTGGACACGCGCAACAGCGACCGGCTGGACTTCCATGAGCTGGCGGTCTGGAACATCAAAGCCGCGTTGCAGGCGGCTTTTGAGGCAGGTCAGCAGGCCGGCAAGAAACCTCGCCAGACCTCGCAGAAACGAGTTGCTTAGCCGGCCGAATGAAGCGTTCATACAGACACGATCACCCACCCGCAAAAAGGACCCAACCATGACCACCCAGACTGCCAAGCCCACCGCCCTGGACAGCTTTATCGCCAAGGCCGGCGAATTCGACGCTTTGCTACAGCGGCTGCAACAGATGCGCGATGACCACTTTGGCGTCAGCCCCGATGCGGTCACCTGGGGCCACGTCGGTGACGTGACGCACTACGTCACTGCCCTCAAGGAAGTGACCGACGCCTACTTCAAGGAAGACGAGTACGCCGACTAAGCGCACCCCAATTCAACGCACCCCGATCCATCACAAGGAGATGACCATGAAACTGACCAACACCCAGGCCCTGATCCTCAACACCGCCATCCAGTCGTCCGGTGGCCAACTGAGCTGGTTTCCCGACAACCTCAAGGGCGGTGCCCGAGACAAGGTGTTGGGCAGCCTGCTGCGGCAGGGCCTGATTCAAATCGATGGAGAGAGCCACCGGGTCACCGACTTGGCTTACGAGGCGCTGGGCCTGACGGTGCCACCGGCTTCGATCGACCCGATCAAAGCCGCGCCGCGTACCCGGGAGAACACCAAGCAGGCGCAGATCATCGCGATGCTCCAGCGCCCAGAAGGCGCCACCATCAACCAGATCGTTGAGGCCACGGGCTGGCAATCGCACACGGTACGCGGGACCTTTGCTGGGGCCTTCAAGAAGAAGCTGGGCCTGACACTGAGCTCCAGCAAGGATGAACATGGCCAGCGCGTTTACCGAGTGGCCTGACCACGCGGCGCATCCAGGGACGTCAGGGCCGTGCCACCAACTCGTAGCTGGTGCTGCGGCCACTGGCCTCGGATTTCTTCAACACATCGCGCGCCAACAATTCGGTGATGTCGCGCAGGGCGGTGTCCTGAGAGCACTTGGCAATCGTCGCCCACTTGCTGCTCGTCAGTTTGCCGTCAAAGCCATCGAGCAACTTGTTGAGCAGTTTGATCTGACGTTCATTGAGCGGCATGCCGGCGCAGTGCTGCCAGAAACGGGCTTTAGTCAGGACCGCAGCCAGTGTCTCTTCCGCGCCCTGGAGCGCTCGCAGCAGGCAGGCCAGGAACCACTCCAGCCAATCCGTGACGTCCAGGTCACCTTTTTGGGTGGCTTCCAGACGGTCGTAGTAGTCTTTGCGTTCACGTTGAATCTGGGCCGACAGGCTGTAGTAGCGCTGCGCTGATTTTTCTGCGCGTGCCAGCGCCATGTCACCCACGGCTCGCGCGATGCGCCCATTGCCATCTTCAAAGGGATGGATGGTCACGAACCACAGGTGGGCCAGCCCCGCTTTAACCACCGGGTCATCGTGCTGATCGACGTTGAACCACAGCAGGAAATCGGCCATTTCCGCATCCACCTGATTGGCCGGAGGCGCCTCGTAGTGAACCTTTTGGCGATGGACAGGGCCGGAGACCACTTGCATGGGGCCTTGCGCATCGTCGCGCCAGGCGCCGACACGGATTTTGCTGAGTCCGCTATAGCCGGTAGGAAACATGGCGGCATGCCAGCCAAACAACCGCTCCGCCGTGAGTGCCGTGTTGTGCCGCTGGGTGGCATCGAGCACCATGTCCACCACCCCATCGACATGCCGGTCAGCGGGTGCCAAGGCACCGATGTCGACACCCAGGCGACGGGCAATCGATGAGCGCACCGACTCGGGGTTGAGTTTTTCACCCTCGATTTCGCTGGTCTTGAGCACGTCCTCGGTCAGGACACGTAACGTGGCCTGGTCACGCAGATCCATACCCAAGTCGTGCATACGGCCCAGCAGATGTCCCTGCGCCAGGTGAACCTGGGCGAGCAAGGACGCCAGCCGCTTGTGGTCGTAACCCCAGTGCGGCCAGTCGTTGTGTTGCCAGATGTAGCGCTTATCTTCGCTTTCCATGCGGTGATTATGGCCGGCATTCGCCGCATGGTCAAGATAACCTCCGCGAATAGTGCGGTTAATAGATAGGCTATTCACCGCATGCCCGACTGATGCGAAGGCATAACCGTTTTGCTGACACAGCCAAAGGCTCCATTTTGGTCCTTCATGGTCTATGATGGAGCCATTAAAAGGAGGCTCCTATGGCTGTCAACGTCAAACTACCCGAAGCATTGGTCGAAACCGCCAAGCACTACGGCACGATCGAGCATCGATCGGTGCCCAAGCAAATTGAATACTGGTCGCAGATCGGCAAGATCGCCGCTGAAAACCCGGATCTGCCGTTCAGTGTCATCCGCGACATCCTGATCGCTGATCAGGAAGCGCCTGTAGGCGAGTACCAGTTCGGCTGATGCGTCTACTTGTTACCCCAACTTTCGAGCGTACCGTCAAAAAGCTGCATCCCCAGCAAAAGACGGCGCTCGATGAAGCGGTGCGCGCCATTGCCTCTGCACCTGACATCGGTGAAGCCAAGGTTGGCGATTTGCTTGGCGTGCAGGTCTACAAGTTCAAGATGATCAACCAGCTGTGCCTGCTCGCCTATCGCGTTCTGGACCCACAGACCATCAAGCTGCTAATGGTCGGTCCGCACGAGAATTTCTACCGCGACCTCAAGCGCTTGGACCACTGAGTAAGCCTCACGCCTCCTGCGGTTCAGGAGCCAGCTGATCTGACGTTGCGCACTCCGCGAAGGTTTTGCCGGTGGCAGCCAATGTGGCCGACTTACCCGTGTAGTCCTGCCAACGCTTGACGATCACATCGACGTACTTGGGATCGAGCTCCACCAGCCGTGCGCGGCGCTGAGTTTTCTCGGCAGCAATCAGGGTCGTGCCGGAACCACCAAACAGATCGAGCACGATGTCCCGCGTTTTGCTGCTGTTGCGAATGGCCCGCTCGACCAGCTCCACCGGCTTCATGGTCGGGTGCAGATCGTTCTTGACCGGCTTGTTGATGAACCAGACATCGCCCTGGTCACGATCACCGCACCAGAAGTGATCGACACCATCGCGCCAGCCATAAAGGATGGGTTCGTATTGGCGCTGGTAATCGGCGCGACCCAGTGTGAAGGTGTTCTTGGCCCAGATGATGAAGGTGGACCACTTGCCACCCGCACCACGAAACGCCAGTTGCAAGGTATCGAGCTCGCTGGAGCTCATGGCGATGTAAACCGCGCCCTTGCTGTAGGTCAACAAGTTGGCACAGGCCGCCGACAGAAATCCGGCAAAGCCTTCACCCAGGTTGTCATTAAGGATGGGCCGGTGAGTGCCGCGCTGCTTGTCCTTGGCAGTATTGGCGTAGTTGACGTTGTAGGGCGGATCGGTGAACGCCATGTCGGCCAGATCACTGCCCATCAGGGTCTGCAGTGCCACAGAGTCGGTGGCATCGCCACACAGCAGGCGATGCTCACCCAGCAACCACATATCCCCCGGCTGACTTACGGGGACGTCGGTGACCGCCGGTACCGCATCATCGTCGGTCAACCCCTCGTTGCTTGCCAACTCGGCCATCAGCGCGGCCAGCTCATCATCGGCAAAGCCGGTCAGTGACAGATCGAACCCGGCAGCCTGCAAGGCCTCCAGTTCGATACGCAGCAACTCATCATCCCAGCCGGCGTTTTCGGCCAGCTTGTTGTCCGCCAGCACATAGGCGCGCTTTTGCGACTCGGTCAGGTGCGCCAGTTCGATGACCGGCACCTGCTCGAAGCCCAGCTTGCGCGCGGCCAGGACCCGGCCGTGACCAGCAATGATGCCGTTGCCGCCATCGACCAGCACCGGGTTGGTCCAGCCAAACTCGCGGATGGATGCGGCGATCTGCGCAACTTGGGCATCCGAGTGCGTGCGGCTGTTACGGGCGTAAGGAATCAACGCCTCGATCGGACGGTATTCGATTTGCACGATGGTCTGGGAGCCTTGCAACGACAAACCCGCCAAGAGCATGGTGCTCAGGGCGGGTTCGTGGGGTTAGGTAGTGGCCAGATCAGGTTGGGCGTTTGCCTCGCACCTCTGTCCAGAAGATAGCTGAAATACTACGCCAATCCGGCGGATATGTTGCACGCCCGATTTCGCGTTCAACCCGCACCGTTACGCAGGTCTGCGCAGACCTTGTAAGTCGCTGGCGATTTCATGCAATTTCATGGCAGATCTTCCAGATTCAGGTGCAGCGCCACCTTGGCCAGGGCCATCTGCCAACGCCGCCAGGCGGTGCTGCGATCACAGGCAAAGCGGATACCGATCTCCCGCCAGCCATAGCGCTTGGCGCGCATCCACACCAGGTGACGTTGTTCTTCTTCCAGCCAAAGCACCCAGCGCATCACCTCCAGCATCCGATCAACCGACTCCGGACTGGGAGGGAAATAGACCGGTGGCCGGTCTTCCGAACCCAGGTTTTCATGTTCGGCGCGTTTAATCGCCGGCCAGCAGTTGAAATATCCCTGGACTCGAACCGCTGGCAAACGTCGGGCCACATCTGCCGCCTGACTGAAGCGCAAGGCCACATCTTCGATCGTCCACTTAGCCATGGCGAGACCCTCCGTAAAGACGCTGGCCGATGCGCCGAACGATCTCCTGCTCAAGGAAGTCCAGGCGGCTGTCATCGGCATGCACGACCAGGATGCGCTGCTCCTGCCAGCCGCTTTGCTTGATGGCGTCGAGATCAGGCGACGGGGGCTGAAGGCGCCCCAGGGGGCAACGGTAGTGAGGTGTATGTGTTTTCATGGTCAGGCCTCCTGCGTCGCGATGGCCCAGTGCAACAAGGCCAGGGCATCGGCCTCGTTATCATCGGTGACCGGGTGGCCCAGGGCACGCATGGCTGCGATGACCTCGGCTTTGCCCGCATTGCCTTTGCCGGTGGCGTGCTTTTTGATCGTGCCGACAGGTACGCCCAGATAGGCGATGTTCTGGTGCTCACACCAGGTAGTGAGCGTGGCCATCAGGCCTCCGTAGACATGGGCGGCATCCACCCCGGCATGACGGCGTACCTCTTCGAAGTACACCGCATGGATGTCCTGGGCGATCGTCTTGAGTTCCCCCAACCAGCGCTTGAAGCGCAGAAACCGCATGCCACCCCCCTCGAAGCGCTGGGGTCGGAAACTCGCAAACCCGTGTGCAATGTCACCTTCCCGGGTCAGTAGTGCCCAGCCGGTGGTGGTCCCGAGATCAAGAGCGAGCACCACCCGCCGATTCAGATCCCTGCCACAACCATCGGAGGAAACCTCCCTACGTGAGGGAGAGGGAACCACTGTTCCCTCTCCTACGTAGTAGGAGGGGGAGTTTTCGCCAACTGAAGAATCCGCGCAAACCCAGTAACCGTGCGGGTTTGCGTCAGTTGGCAAGTTGGCAGCGTTTCCAACTTGCCAACTTGCCAACTTGCGCTCAAGTGGTTGATTTACATGGGAATGAAGTTGGCAAGGGTCTGCCAACTGAATCCAGTTGGCAAAAAGTGGGTTCCAGTTGGCAGAACTTTTGCCAACTTGACGATGCGTATTCATGCGGGCTCCTGGGTATCGTTGAGATCGTCTTGGTACACCCACACTTCGGGGTTCTCGACCGGCATGGCGGCCCCCGATTGCGGGCATTTGTAGTGGGTGGGCAAGACGAGATGTATCTGCATCACGACCTCGCCGGTGTCCGGATCAGGCGGTCCGATGGCCATCTGCAGCGCCATGCCTTCCACACACAGGTAGCCGAACTTGGTGCGCCCGCAGGACGGCAAACCGTAGTCAGCGGCGTTCCGGAAATACTTGATGTAGCCCTGGGTTGCCAGGGCCGATAGCCGCTCGCGGATGGTGCGCTCGCCACCCAGCCCAGCCTTGCCTTCAAAGCCTTCGGCAAACTGATTGGCGGTGTAGCAGCGCCCGTTGGCTGCCTCCTGAAACAGAATCTCCAGGATCGCGTCGCGCTTGCGCCGACGCTCCGCATCCAGTCGCTCGCCGTATTCCTTCATCACCAGCCGATCGTTGGCGTCGACCTCGCGCCACTCACCCTGAACCTTGTCGATGTGCTTGAGCGGGATGCCGGCACCGTTGCGCAACTCATAGATCAGCTGACGGGTCGTGCGCGTCTCATCCGGCCGGAACAGCAACATCCCGGTCGAGTAGTAGCCACGTAGGCTTCCCGCGCCGGCCAGAGCCTGAAACGGGTCCTCCTCGAACTGTTTCTTGCCCAGCTTCTTGGTGTGGTGAGCGAGGATCACCCCGGCGTCCGGATTGACCGCTTGGCGAATCCGCTCCACCCGCTGCGACAGGAAGAACAGCATGGCCCCGTTGTCGTTCTCGCCACCGGCATCGCCGCCATCGAACACATTGCGGATGGGATCGATGGCGATGATGTCGGGAGGCTCACCGCCAAAGGCGTTCATGATCGCCGGGATCACCTGCGCCAGCCCCGCGTCATCGAGCACCAGCCGCAACTGCGGTGTGGCCACGAAGTTGGCACGGGCGTCCAGCAGCCGATGGGGCGGCAGGCGGACATCCTTCACGCGTTCGCGCAGGTAGTGGTACTGGACCTCGGCCTGCAGGTAGAACACCCGCAGCGGCCGGGGTGGTTGCATACCCAGAAACGCAGCGCCAGCGGCCATGTGAGCCAGCCACGACAGCAGGAAGTCACTCTTGCCAACCTTGGGTGCACCGCCGAACACCAGCAAGCCAGCCGGCGTCAGCACGCGCGGAGAGATCAGGTCAGGTGGCAGCGGTGAGTTGTCGTCGAGCAGTTCGCCGAGCGTGAAGGTGGGCAGAGAGGGAGCCGCCGTCTTGACCACACGGCGTTCGCCCTGGGCGATGAATGCCGCGCAGTCGAACCCTTCGTCGACCGCGTCTGCGGCGTCCCACTTGGGTGGCTTGTCGGTGGGCGGCACCAGGATGGCCACGGATGTGCTGCCCGCCGCCACGCAAGCACGCGCTGCGCCCTCGGCGTAGTCCCAGCCGGGTGCATCCCGGTCCGGCCAGATGAGCACCAATTTCCCGGACAGCGGTCGCCAGTCGGTTTTGTCGACCGGAGCCTTGGCGCCGTTCATTGCGGTGGTGGCCGCAATGCCGCAAGCGATCAATGCGGCCGCACACTTCTCGCCTTCGACCAGGACGACCTCTCGCGCCTTCGAAATGACCGGGAGGTTGTAGAGCAGCCTGGGGTCGGGCGCGCGCCACATGCGGGCGCGAACATCCCAGGGGCGGTATTCCTTGCCGGTCGGCGGGTCGTAGCGGTAAACGCAGGCGATCAGTTCGCCCTCGGGTGAGAGATAGTCCCACTTGGCGGTGTAAGCGCCGAGGTCGTCCATTGGCACGCTGCGAACATCGCGGCGCATCGGCGTGATGTTCGGTGGAGCAAGTCCCAGCCACTGCCGGATCTCGCCAGCGATGCGGGGGAAATCGCTGCGGGCGGAGCGGCCCTGCGAGCGCGCCCACAGATCGATGACATCGCCGCCCTCGTCGGTGGAGAAGTCTTTCCACAGGCCGCGCCGTGGACCGTCGAGCTCAACCACCAGACTTCTGCCCGGGTTGCCATCCACATCGCCCACATAGAATTTGCCGACACGGATGCGCCCCTGCGGAAACAGGTAGTGGAGAACGGCTTCGAGCCGGTCCAGCAAACCCGCACGCAGCGCATCGGTGTCCGTGGCCAGTTCGTCGCGCTGCTCGGGGGCGTCATTGAAGTCGAGCCAGATGATGTTGTCGGCCATCATGTCGCACCCCAACAGCGGTCCTGCCAGGGGCAGAACTTGCACTCGACATGCGTCGGTGTAGTCGCATGGCGCGGCAGGAGTTCATGGCTGTCCGTTGCGGTGATGACCCGAACCGCGCGATCGGACATACGCTGCGCCAGGCCGCCGTCGAACGGCACCAGCTCGAACCAGATCTCCTCGGAGTCCTTGTTGATCGCGGTAAACAACGCCGGGTTCGACGAGATGCCTGGCACGCTCGCTTCCATGTAGGCCTGGTAGACCGCCATCTGCGCGGCATAGACCAGTTTGGATTTGCTGACGCCGTGCTTGACCGTATCCCGCCAGGACTTGTCGTTCATGGTCTTGCACTCCCACAGGGCCGGATAGCTCATTCCCAGCGCTGCGGGGCCGCCGTTCAGGACGCCATCGACGTGCCCTTGAATACGGCCGCCTGCAACGGAAAAACCGAACTGACCGCCGCTGGCCTTTTGGGTGTACAGATCGAATCCGGCCATACGCAGCCAACGAATGGCCAGCTCTTCGAGAGCGTGTCCCACCTCGAAGATGCGCAGCACGCGACCGGGAATCTCTCGACCCGGGTCGACAGGGGTTTGTAGATACTCGTATTGCAGCGCGCGCTCGCAGGCAACACCCAAGCGAGACGCACCGAGATAGTTGCGCCGGGGTTGCTTGTCACGATCGGCGCTAAGTGCAGCGTCGATGAGCACGCCGATCTGCTCATGGATCTTGGGACGGTGATTAAAATCCAGCATCAGAACGGCACCCCCTTCGAAGCGGACTTGCCTTGGCGGGCGAGTCGCTCCTCAATAAAGGCGCGATCCTTCTCTGCCATCCGCTCGTGCTCGACGAGCATGTGTTCCTGGTAGGCGGTCACCACTACGTCGATCAGCATTAGCACTTCGTCTTTGCTGTAGTCCGCCAGCGGTCGCTGCATACCGATGGCGCCGACATACTCGCCAAGCGGCGCCAGGCAGGACGCCATGGCGGCGAGCTCCATCTCACTGGGATCGATCATTTGCCCCTCCGTTTTCGTCATGAGCTTGCAGAACGCGTTCTGGCAGCGCATGGAGCAGAACACCCAGCGGTCCGAGTAACGTCGTGGATCGCTGCGCGGCAGGCGTGGATTGAAGTAGCCGAAGCCATTGGCCTTTCGTGAGCAGACTGCACATTTCACGCGGCCTCCCGGTGGGCATCATTGGCAGCCACCACGAGGCGCTGAATCGATAACTTGTTGAACTGGAAGGACAGCAGCGCCGAGGCCTGGTAGCGCGTCATGCCAAAGTCAGCGCGCAGTGCCTGCGGCAAATACTGCAGTTGCTTGGGCGTAGGCGGCTCGTTCAGCCAACGACGGGTCTTGTGAGCGGAGTCAGCCGACTCGCGGTCGTTCAGCCAGTCATCGGCCTTGGCCATGCAAACCGTGCGGTCGCCAACGGCCAGCAAGCGGGGCTGAAGATCCTTACCGCCGCCCACGGCGTGCCAGCGGCCGTTCAGGAAGAACACGCCACCCCAAGCGTTGAAGCCAGTCGCCATCAGTGCGTCGTCGCAGCCGAACAGGTCGCACCAGCGAAAATTGGAGCGCTTGAGCAGATCGATCTCGGTCATCACGAAATCGGTCAACGCACCCGTGTCGTCGGTGGTCTCGTTTTCCCAAACGAATCCGCACAGCGGGCATTCGCGGCAGCCGAGCGGGACGGTGGCTTCACAGGACGGACAGTCCTTGGTGGGCGCTTCGCCGTGATGCTGGTGCCCGTCGAGGCTGACGTCCTGTTCCAGAGAGCCATGCATCAAGGTAGCTGTGCCGAAGTCCAGGACCACGCAATCGGTCTTGATGACGCCAGGATACTCCGTTGGGTCTATCGTTCGCAGGCCACGCCCGATCATTTGGGTCAGCGTGGACTTGTGCGAGCTGGGTCGCAGCAGAACCACGCAGGAGGTGGGCGTGAAGTCGTAGCCTTCGGTCAGCACAGCCACATTGACCACGACCTGCGCGCTGCCGGATTCGTACTCGGCCAGGCGTGCCTTTCGCTCAGCATCAGACAGTTCGCCGTGCACGATCACGGCAGACACCCCGGCATCCTGATAGGCTTGGCGCACGCACTCGGCATGGGCGACGGTCGAGCAGAACACGATCGTCTTGCGCTCGCCAGCCTTCTCGCGCCAATGACGAATCACGGCATCGGTGATGGGCGTCTTGTTGAGAATCGCCTCGACTTGCGTCATGTCGAAGTCAGTGGCCGTGCGCCGCACCCGCGTCAACTGCTCCTGGGCGCCGACATCAATGACAAAAGTGCGTGGCGGCACAAGATGGCCGGAGGCGATCAGCTCGCCGAGGGTGATTTGATCCGCAACGTTGCTGAAGACCTCCCGCAGTCCCTTGCCATCGCTGCGGGCAGGTGTCGCGGTGACGCCGAAGATCTGAGCGTTCGGACTCTTGTCTAGCACCCGATCGATCACACGGCGGTAAGACGCTGAAGCGGCGTGATGCGCCTCATCGATCACCAGCAGATCGAGTGTTGGTATCGCGGCGAGATGGTTGTCGCGTGACAGCGTTTGCACCATCGCGAACGTGGCACGCCCGGACCAGGATTTGTCCTTGGCATCGAACACGGATGTGCTGACGCCCGGATTCACCCGTGCGAATTTGGTCAGGTTCTGGCCGGTCAGCTCATCACGGTGGGCGAGAATGCAGGCCTTGGCATCTGGCTCGGCCAACAAGCTGCCGGCCACCGCCGACAGCATGATGGTCTTGCCCGACCCGGTGGGACCCACAGACAGCGTGTTGCCGTGTTGGGCGAGCGCCGCCAAAGAGCGCTCGACCAGCAGGGCTTGGCGGGGGCGGAGCATCATGGCGGCGTCCCCCTTACTGTGCCCAGCTCGGGCGACCCGGCACGGAGGCACGGCCCGTGGCCTGGGCATACGCGTTCGGGCCGTTTGCGGGTGCTGGCGCTTTCGCCGCTCCCTGCGCGCCACCCATGAGGGCGGCGTAGTCCTTGTGGTCTGGCGTGATCGCGGTCTTGATCACGCTCTTGTCTTGGCCGTTCTGGTCTTTGTCCCAGTCGACCTTGCCGAGAAACTCGATGCCATCGAGATCGGCAAACCCGCTGATGCGGCGCGCGTTCTGCGCGGCAGGACTGTTGTCGCCAGGATGAACGCCGCGCGCTGAGTTGAGGATCGCCTTGACGAAGGTGCGGCCCATGTTTGCCCACTCAGGGCCTTTCGGGCTGTGCAGGCCGATCAGCGACCACATCTTGCGACGGGCGAACTCACCCTCCATCACGACGAACTCGCAGTTCAGGTACACCGAGCCGGTGTTGTCGTTGCGAGTGGCGTAGCCGCCGGTCCATCCCTGCGACGGATCATCGAAGCCACCCGGCTTGATGGTCATGCGGACGCGCACCAGCGTGCCCTTGGGAATCAGGTCGAATGAGGTCTGTTCGGAAGCGGAATTGAAATCGAAATAGGTCATGATCAGGACTCCTGAGTGGAAGTGGATTCGGGGATGGCAGCGGCCGCTGGGCGCGCGAAATCGAGCCGTTCGGTGGCGGGCCTGGCCGGGCCGGCGATCTTTTCCATGAGGCGGCCGAGGTGTGGCACCTCGATCGGATCGAGCCGGCCAGAGCGGTCCTTGGCGGGGTAGCCCCATGCGTTCAGCGTGTGGCAGACGAAGGCGCGGTAACTGGCGCCGTCATCGGCCTTCAGCTCGGCCATGGTGACGACCTCATCGACGATGCCGGGCAGTTCCAGGCCGGTTTTGGAGCCGTCGATCTGCAGGGAGAACACGCGGCGATTGAAGTCGTCCAGCCGCTCATCGAGGATGCCGACGAACCACACGTTCTTGCCGCGTGTGTGCTGCAGGTGGGTCAGCCAGGCGATCATTTCCTGGCCCATCAGCCCGTATGCACCCCGGCTGTCGGGTTTGCCCGTCTTCTCGGAGTAGGCCTGGGGCTGACCCTTGCACCATTGCAGGCACAGGCGACCGGCCACGGTGATGGAGTCGACGAACACGGTGTCGTACTTGTCCAGGACCGTCGGATCACCGAAGCGCGCGCATACGGCATCGAAGTGGGCTTGGCTGAACGGCTGGTCGTCGCGCAGCGCCGGGTTCGGTCCGCCGATGTACACCGCGAAGTCACGGCACTCCTGCCAGGTGCGCGGACGGAACGTGTCGCCGGCCCAGCCCTCCACAGCGAGATCACCAGCCTCAAGATCAAAGAACAGCGTGGCCGTGGGTTTCAGCGTCCAGAGCTGCGAGGTTTTTCCGCTGCCACTCTTGCCGACGAGCACACCCTTCACGCCACGGCGCTCGGCCAGGCGCTGGTCTGCAGTAATGATGGGAAGGCTCATTTGCCGGCCTCCTCAGTACTGATGCTGGCGAACGCGTCCGCGACGGTGGTCACGCCGAGTGCGCCACGCTTGCGGGCCATTTCGTACAGGTCGCGCAGACCACTCAGGCGCCTGTGGATAACGCGGGTTTCGGACTCCAGGCCCTGGATCGCGAATGCCACGTCATCGATGGTTGCGTCCTCGAGGCGACGCACCACTTCGTCGGGGCGGTTGCCGTCCAGCGCCGGGATGCGAATGGTTTCGGGCAGATCCCGCAGGTACATCTCCGGCTGTTTGCGCAGCAGTTCGAGTAGCGTAGGTTTGGTGTTCATGGTGATTACTCCTGAAGCAGAGCGAGACGAAAGCCCGGCTTGCCGGTCTTGAGGGTGCGTGCCGGGGCGAAGGCGCTCTTGAGCGACTCGGGCCACGCGTTGAACTTGGTTTCCGAGATCCGGTAGCTGATCTCCACGTACTCGGACGGGTCGTCACCGTTGGCGGCGATGCGCCGGGTGATCTCGGCGAGTCGCTTCTGGTCCCAGTCGACTTTCTTGGGCAGATCGGCGGTGATGCGGACGCGCCCGTCGTCGAAATGGACGACGCCGGTGTCTTTGCCGGCTGCCAGGCGCAGCTGATGGGCGCGGTCGGCGTACTTGAGATCCAGTGCGCGATCGACGTGCTGGTCGATGGCCTTGGCCATGGCAAGAAGATCAGCCGCGTCGTTTTTGAGCTGGAACAGCGATTCGCTGGCAAGTGCAGCCAGTTCACCGGCTGGGGTGGCCAATGCCTGATCGGGAGAGATACGGTTCATGCCGCACCTCCTTCGCGATAGGCTTGGTCGGTGCTCTGGCGCAGGGAACTGCGCTCGAACGCCTCGATGTCCTCAATGCGATAGACGACCTTGCCAGGCAGGCGGATGTAGACCGGGCCGATACCCAGCACACGCCAGCGCTCAAGGGTTTTGGGCGAGAGCCCCCAGCGTTCGGCAAGTGCCTGCTGGCAGAGCCGGGTTTTGGTAGTGGATTCAGTGCCGGAGGGAATGACCGGCGGGGTTTCACCCGATCTCGGGTGGGTGACCGTTGGATTTGGCATTGCAGCGCTCCATGGGGTTGTTGAGGAACACTGCGCATCCTCCGGATACGACTTCAGACGCTCATCCGGTAAAACTTAGACGCTCATGAGACGGTGATGCCGGCCCAGAAATGCAAACGGGCTGCTCAAGGCAGCCCGCGTGGGTGGTGAAAAAAACGAGTTAGACGAGCAGCTTCCAGGCGCCGCGCTTGCCCTCGGCCTGGCCGATGTAGATGTCGGCGATCTGTTCTTTCCAGTTGCGGAAAGCCTGGCTCGGGCTGGCGGAGCCCAGGCCATCCATCAGGTCTTTGGTCAGCACCGCCGGATTCCCAGCACGGTAGGCATCCACCAGTCGCTGAACCAGCTTGATCTGCTTTTCACCGACCACGGTCAGAACCGGCTTGCCAGGAATGAACAGCGAGCCAGAACGGTTGTGCTCGACGATGAAGTCCACCGTCTGGCCACCCCGGGCCAGTACCTTGCCCTGGCCATAGACGCTTTTGAGACGGACGAGATCGACCATGGGCTCGGCAGCGTCCGCCACCAGCAGCGCAGTCAAAGGCACCACGACATGACACCCCAGGAAAGCCGGCGCCGTTTCGCAGCACGCCAGCACCACCCCGATGCCGGCATTCTGGTGGGCACGCAACTGAATGTCGTAGTCTCGGATGACACGCTGATCAGACAGCTGACGTGCCAGGTAGGCGCGGATGGATTCGCCATCAAGATCGAGCACGCCGAGGAATATCAAGCCTTGCTCCTGCAGCATCTGCCCGACGGGCTTGAGTGAGGATTTGAGGCCCTTGATGATGCGCTCCTCGATCCACTCCCGTTTAATCTCGAAGAAATCCAGCGACTGGGCCGGCAGTTCCACCCATTGAAGCGAAACTGGGCATTCGTAACGGACGTGCCCGATGGTCGGGGAAGACTGGACAGTCACCAACTGCGTCTCGCCGTTTTCCAGCTCGACTTCGATGCTGCTGTGACGCCCCCGGCGAACAAGAAAGCCACCCTCGAGCAAAGGGTCGAGCAAGATACCCCGGGTATCCAGATGACGTCGTGTCACGGTTTCGGCGTGCTCGTCGTAGAGGCGCAACAAGGCAGGAAACGCCGCGCATTCCTCTGCCGCATCCAGCGGCCGCACCTGTTGCATCAGCCCCCAGTGCTCCAGCAGCTTGAAGCCAAAATCGCGCTGCTTCGGATCACGGTTGCTGCGCAAATTGCAGCGATTGGGATCGCTCAGGGTGATGTTCAGCGTTTTGGTCTTGGCTTCGCCGTCGGCCGAGTAGCGCACGGCAATCACAATGCGGCTGACCAGCGCTGCGCGCTTGAAAATGTTGTTCGGCCCGAACAAGTCGGCGGCCACGGTCTCGATATCGTCCCCGATGGCCACGCGCAACGAAGCACGATGCTTGAAATTCTGCGGCCGAACCTCGGCCTCAACCACGGTTACCGATTCAATGTCGAAGCCGGCCACGCTGGGCGCATCCAGCCGCAACGACGTCAAAAACCGGCTCAGGTTGTATTGGCGCAGCGTCAGTGGCCGATCGGACAGATTGTGTTTCAAGCCCACCTCGGCGAACGCTGACGCCACGACCGGTCTTACCCCTGGGCTGGCCGCAAAAACCTCAACAATCGCTTCGTCAGGGGAAAACAGCAGCGTGGCCTCGATCGCTGGCCGGTAGTACATCGGTTTCTTGCGGCCATCTTTCATGGCCGCCACGCTGGACAACGGGCCGGCATGGCGAATAATCAGCAAATGGGATGCCACCTCTGTGCCATCCTCGCGCTTGCTGGCCACCCGGATGTGATCGATTTTGCAGTTCTCCGGCAATTCCAGCGCCTGCTGCAACTTCGACTCCAACGACGCCTTGACCGTATCGTCCCACTGGAAATCCAGGCCACCGTTGGCGTCGACCTCAAAGGCTTCATACATGCGGCCGAGGTTGCGATAGTGGTCGGCATAGAACAGGTTCTCGGCGTCATCGAACAGTTCGCCTTCGTGCAAGTAGAGGTAGATGGCCCGGCCGTAGTCGTCCCGCTGGTGTGCAAACGCCGCTGAATTCGCCGAATCAAAAATCCGGTCAGCCACCTTGGTAACAGCCTCCACACCCCGGCCTTCCGCCAAGTTGAGGATGCGTGACGCATGCTGCTCGAGGGGAACACCCGCATCGGGTTGCAGGGAGCCCGCCACCTCCAGAACTGCCAGCCGGCAGGCTTCGATGATGTCATCAGCCGAATCCGCCTCAGGCCAGTCAACCTCATCGAAACAGGCGGCGTAGCCTTGCTCGTCAACCTTGAGCAGCAGATCACGGACCGATTCCAGCGGCGCCGACTCCAGCAAGCGGTGCAGTGAAGGAATGTTCTTGAACGTTTTGGCCATCGGCTCCCCTTTGCGGTTGTTTTTGTCAGGGAAGCGGATTCGGGAGCCGGCCGACCGTGCTGCCAATCTCTCCTGGGCTTCGCTGAGCGGCGGTTAGGAAAAATGCAAAACTTGACATGCAAATGAGGACATTTGGGCATTTTTCAAGTGGTTACCATCCATTTCGCGTGGGCCGACAATTTCGCTGCTCAGGTACTTTGTTGCGCAGACTTACCCATGGGCGCGCAATTTCGGGATGCCAGCAGCAGGGCCAATTTTCATAATCCGACATAGATAAACCGTTGGAAATGATGCGAGGCCCTACCAATGCTGCAGATCAACACCCTCCCACCCGAACGAATGACGGCCGAGCAGCGCTGCGTCGAGCTCGCCGGTCTCTTGGCCGCCGGGCTTTGCCGCTTGCGCCAGCCCGATTTCGCCAAGTCCGCAAATACACCACAAGAGACGCCGTTTGTACTTGGCTTTCCGGTCAAACAGAGCGTTCATTCAGACATCGACAACAACCCATCGATGGAGCCCTGAATGAAACCTCGAATCACCATTGCCCCTACGCCCGACACCGTCGTGGCCCAAATTTCCAACCTGCCCAAGCTGGGCATGCCGGAGATCAAGTCGCTCTGGCGGCGCCTGTTCGGAGGGGACACCCCGACGCACAACCGGCAATTTCTCGAACGCCGGATCGCCTACAAACTGCAGATCATTGAATGCCGCAAGACCGACCGCAACCTGCTTGAGCGCAATCAACGTCGTATCGACAACCTGCTGGAGATCGGCAAGCAGAAATCACAGACCCGGTCGGCCGATTACGCGCTGACCCCGGGCACGGTGCTCTGCCGCCATTACCAGGGCGTTGACCACGAAGTGGTCGTCCAGGCCGATGGGACTTTCCTGCACGCTGGCCAACCCTACACGAGCCTGTCGCAACTGGCGCGTGAGATCACCGGCACCCGGTGGTCGGGGCCGGTGTTCTTTGGCCTGAAGACCAACGTCCGGCCCAAGAAGTCGGCGCGTAAGGGGAGTCGTCGATGAGCGAGGTTCTCAAGCGCCGGATGCGCTGCGCCGTCTATACGCGTAAATCCACTGACGAGGGACTCGATCAGGAATACAACTCCATCGACGCGCAGCGTGACGCCGGTCATGCCTACATTGCCAGCCAGCGGGCCGAGGGCTGGATTCCGGTGGCCGACGACTATGATGACCCGGCGTTTTCCGGCGGGAACATGGAACGGCCTGCCCTGAAGCGGCTCATGGCCGACATCGAGGCTGGGCTGATTGACGTGGTGGTGATCTACAAAATCGACCGGCTGACGCGCAGCCTCACCGATTTTTCCAAGATGGTCGATGTGTTCGAGCGACACGGGGTGTCTTTTGTCTCCGTCACCCAGCAGTTCAACACGACCACATCGATGGGCCGCTTGATGTTGAACATCCTGCTGTCCTTCGCCCAGTTCGAGCGCGAGGTCACCGGCGAGCGCATCCGCGACAAGATCGCAGCCAGCAAGCGCAAGGGCATGTGGATGGGCGGCATCCCTCCGCTGGGCTATGACGTCGAGAACCGGCGTCTGGTGCCCAACAAGGCGGAAGCCAAGGTGGTACAGCACATTTTCCGGCGATTTGTGGAATTGGGATCGAGCACCCTCCTGGTCAAGGAGTTGCGGCTGGACGGGGTAACCTCGAAATCATGGACCACGCAGGACGGTCGGGTGCGCGAGGGCAAACTGATCGACAAGACCCTCGTGTACGCGCTGCTTCACAACCGGACCTACCTCGGCGAGCTGCGCCACAAGGAGCAGTGGTACCCGGCGGAGCACCTTCCGATTGTGGAGCAGGAGTGTTGGGACAAGGCACATGCGATCCTGTCGACCAACAGCCGCGTGCGTGGCAACAACACTCGCTCGAAGGTGCCGTTCCTGCTCAAGGGCATGATCTTCGGCAACGATGGGCGGGCCTTGTCACCGTGGCACACGGTCAAGAAAAGCAACGGCCGGCGGTATCGTTACTACATTCCCCAGCGCGATGCCAAGGAACATGCCGGCGCCTCGGGGTTGCCACGCCTGCCAGCTGCCGAGCTGGAAGCCGCCGTGTTTGATCAGGTGCGATCGATCTTGCGCTCGCCGGACTTGCTGGCCGACATCCTGCCTCGCGCAGCGAAGCTGGACCCGTCACTGGACGAGGCCAAGGTGACAGTTGCCATGACGCGCATCGATGCGATCTGGGATCAACTGTTCCCCGCTGAGCAAACCCGGATCTTCAAACTGCTGATCGAGAAAGTGATCGTCTCGCCGACCGATCTCGAGGTCCGGCTGCGACCGAACGGCATCGAGCGACTGGTGCTCGAGTTGCGGCCCGAGCCAGCCAAGGACGCAGCGGAGGTGGCAGCATGAATGAGGTACGTATTGAAAAGACTGGCCTGCCGGATGTGGTCAGTAGCAGCGACGGTCGGTTGACCCTGTCCGTGCCGATCCAGATCAAGCGGCGTGGCGGCCGCAAGGTGGTGAGGCTTCCCGACGGCAATACCTTGAAGCCCAGGCCCATCAACGACAAACCGACACCCATCCAAATGGCGCTGGCGCGTGGTCACCGCTGGTTGGCGATGCTGGAGTCTGGGGAAGCAGAAAACCTGACGGAGGTTGCCGAGCGCGAGGGCATGGATCGGGCGTACGTGAGCCGGATGGTCAACCTCACCACGCTGGCGCCAGACATCGTGGCCGCCATCCTGGACGAAACGCTACCGTCAGAAGTGACGCTGTTTGACCTCGCGTCGGGCACGCCACTGCTGTGGGATGAGCAGCGGGCGCAGATTCAGTCCGTGTGCCGTGTTGTCAGTCTCGCCGAGCCAGACGATTAATCTCGTCTTGAATCGCCGCGCAGCTCGCCATGACTGTTTCAAAGGTGGGCTGTTCAAAAGCCAGCAGTCCATCTTCCAGCATGGCTGCGTAGTCCTTCTCCAGCGCGTCCAGTGACGGCCCCTGCGGGATCAACCGGAGATCCCCCGAGGTCGCCTGGAAATAATCGACCTTGCCGCCGTCGACATCTTTCTCAGCGAAGAACATGGACTTGTGTTCGGCCACCTGCCGCGCCAGCTCGTGATCGCTGGCCGCTGAAGCGAAGTGCGTCGTTTTGGCCAAAGCGGCGAGGTCATACCAGTGGCGTGAATAGCGATCTCCTCGCAGCCGGCCTTGCAGGCAGTACACGTGAGCCGCCGTCGCCTTCTCCCAAAAGGTACGCTCTGCCGCCATCACCAGGGGCTGCGCTGTCGGAAATTTCACCCCTTCAATGAGCGGGGCGATGTCGCAGGCCACGTGATGTCGCTGATGGGGTTCGCCGGTGGCTCGCGCACCAAACTCCAACTGGATCGTGGCTGCGGCGTAACCTGTTCCCTTCTTGGTCGCCGGATAAGTGATGATGAGCTTGTCACTGTCTTTACCAGCCAGGCTCAGCTCAGCTTGCAGCCCGCTGGCCACCAACGCCTGCTCAATGACGGGTTGAACAGTTTGTTCGATCCATTGCGGCAAGCGGCTTCGCACCGCACTGGTGATCTTTTTCTCCTGACTCGCTGACGCCGGGATGGGATTGCCATCGCGCAACAGATCCGGCACCAGCTCGCGGATGTCGTAAGTCAGATCGATGTCTTCGGAGAAGCGGTCAATGACCTTGTACACCTTGGACAGCGATGTACCGCCCTTGAAGGTCAGGCTATCGCCCAGCGGCGAGTCGTAGATTGCGGACAAGGCCCAGACGACCCAAATGTCATTTTCAAGCAGGTGTGCTGGCCTGCCACTCCGACCTGCGGCCACCTCAAGGGCTTCGGACTGGTCAGCGGAACTGAGTTCAAACCAGGATTCAGGCATGTTCGCTGACCTCGCTCACCGCGCGCGCCATCCAGCTGGGCAGGACGGCTCGGGCAGAGCGCATCGCTGCCCATTCCGCCGGTGCTAGCTTGGTGTGCAGCATCTTCAGAGCCGAGGATGCTTGCTCCGGGCCCAGCCAGGAAAGAGCACGGATCGCCATACCGGCCGGACGCGCACCCAGAACCAGCTGCCACCGATTGCCATGCTTAAGTTCAACGGTTCGGTTGCCGAGCTGCAATTTGCGCGAGCGCCCCGAGGTCAGGAATACCTCACGGGTTGGCACCTGAGTGGTCAAACCCAGTGCGTTGGCCTCGGTGGCTCCGTTGGCAACGATCACCTCACCGCTAGCCGACTCAATGGCTTTCACCACGGCTTCGGTCGAGGGTGGACGCGCACCAAAGCGGCTAATCACCGGTGCGGCGTAGGCGCCGCGCCCAACGCGCATGAGCTTGCCTTCGCGTGTCAAACGGGTGAGGGTCTGATCCACCGCAGCTCTGGAGGCCAGATGCAGGAACTCTTTGGCCGACAGCAAGCCGCCTTCGGGCAAGGCTTGTGCAGCAGACAAGATGGTTTCAGCAAGGTGGCTCATGGTCGGACTCCGTTCGTCAGAAGTGTATATCTACTTCTGACAAACTGCAAACAACAGGTGAGTGCATGGCGGTGCTGGCCACGGACGAAATCACTGATTGCTTACCGATGCCGAAAAACAACCGCTTGATCAATCAACGCACAAGCCGTTGATTTACATAGGCTGAAGGCGTGACACCTGCGGACTTCGGGCGGTTTTGAGGCGGACAGAAAAGAGAGAGGAATGGCCCGGAGAGAGCACCAGGTGGCCAGAGGTAGGTAGGAAGCCGCACTGTCGAAGTCCGCAAACCTACTCAGCGTTCCGCGCGTGTTCGCGGGGTCTGGCGGGAGCACATAAGAAAAAACCCCAACCGAGAGAGGTTGGGGTTTGAATATTGGTGGAGACGGCGGGAATCGAACCCGCGTCCGCAAATCCTCAGCCAGTCAGTTCTACATGCGTAGTC